CCATCAATTATTAGACAACCATTAGACAAAACAAGAAAAAGGGGCCAGGCAAATCGTGCCTAACCCCTTGTTTTTATTGGTGAGCCCTGTCGGGATCGAACCGACAACCTACTGATTAAGAGTAAAAAATAGAACCTTGTCATTTTTATAAGTATTTATATTTATTGATATAAATATTTTCGTTTTGCCGTAAAATGCCTCTTTTTCGCTATATTTATTAGACAACATTAGACAACGGCGCCTGGTGGCTAGTACGTTATGATAAGGCCCGCTGCCGCTTGTCCGGTGGACCCACTTTCATCGGTCGCGAATTTCCCCCCAGCCTCCGCATAAGCTCCAATCTTGATTCCACCCACGCGACCAAATAACCATCGTCCACCACCAGTGATCGCAACCTCTTTTGATGTCGTATAGCCGCCCTTAAGATAAATTTCTTTTTCATTGATAAACCCCGCAAACGATAAAGGCTCTTGTTTGGCAATAATCTGCCCGACGCCTGTTTTTGTATTCAGCGTGGAAATCACGTTTGTCTCCCCATCATAGGCCGGGACCACGGCGCTGGCGATCGCCTGCTCATCCTCATTCTGGCTGAACCACTCTGGCAGTTTGAGCTTTTCCACGATTACTTTCTTTTCGATTGTGACCACTCGTTCCGGGCCGGGGACTTCCACCCTTTTGACTTTCACGACCTCTTTGATCTCTGGCACCTTAACATATTCAATTCGGGATACCGGTGGCTTATTCCGTTCTGTGTACCATGCGTAAATCGCTGACATGGTAGCCAGAAAAAGCAGAAGCATGATCACACCGGTGACAATCTCACTCTTTAGATTCATTATGATCCTTCTTCTTTCGTTCCAGATACTTTGTACCCCGCCACACACCGTAAGAGATCGCATAGATGGCAATAATCAACTCTGCCACCATCTTGAGGTTTTCAGCGATCCCCTTATTGAAGGCAGCCGCCACGAATAAAGCCATTAGAACCATTGTAAACAACATATTGATAAAGCTGCCCCGGATCGTAATGGTCTTATGATTGATCATGAACCCTTTTTCTTTTTTCATCATGCCACCCCGTATTGGTCTGATCCCCATTCGCTGATTTCCAGCCGGACCTTGCCCTCTTTCAATCCGGCCTGTAGTCGCGGCAGGAACTGTTTCATGGCACGCCGGCTTCCGCCGATGAAGCCGTCGCCCTTGGTCGTGCCGAGCAAGATGCAGCCGCTTGTGTCATCCTTCGTGTTGCCGCCGTGGATCCGCACACCCTCGTAGCCGGGGACATTTAACAGCCGCGGCATAACCTTTTTGAAGCGTACCGAATAATCGGTGATGATTTCATACGTACCGGCGGGAATAGCTGTCTCGTGCTTGATTTTTTCTTCTCTGGTCGCGTCCTCCAGCGTGAAGCAGAAAAAGGCGCCGTCGATATGCAGCTCCCCGATGGTTTCGTAGGCCGTTTTCCATTTGCGAAACAGTTCAATAGTCATCGTAACACCGCTTTGACAATGTCCCCTGTGTAATGGACGGCAAGATAAATGACTCCGCCGGCGACAGCAATTTTCAAGCAACACCAGAAAATCGAATCACGCAATTTTGTGATCGGGGTCCTGAACCACGAAAACGTTTCCAGTTCATCGAGTCGTCGCCGGACCTCGCTGCAGAAAGCATCCAGCCGCTTGGACATATCCGCGACGGTATGACTCAATCCATTGGTGACAATTTTCTCGAGTTGCTCTTGCTTCGCTTCAATCCGGACAGACCTCTCGGCGTAGTCGATCTGCCTGACAATCATGCCGTCCAGTTTATCGTTGATGGTGCGCAATGTCTCTCCATGCGCCCGTATCCCTTCTGCAAGCTCCTTATGTGCTCCACATACCCAGTTCTCCCGCATCTCATCCATTCACCCGTCACCGTCCTTTTGAGATTTTGTTGAAATACTCTTCGATAATCTTGATAATAGTCAGCAGAGTCTCTTCATGGCTGTGAGACATCGCCAGTTCTGCATTTATTTTCTCAATGGTTTCATGCGCCAGCTGTTCTGTATTCATCAGATCATCACCGTGTACTGGTTTCCAAAGTATTTCATCATATCCTGCTTCCAGGTCGCCGGGTCGAGATCAACCACGCATTCGTTCGTCACCATCCGTGTTCGGTCCCTGGTCACGCAGACGGCGTGCCCCGCCTGGTCCGAATAGAGACAAAGGATATCGGACGCGACGCCGTGCTCTTTGAACCACCATCTGGCCAGCGCCGCCGCGCCGTCGCAGTCATCCTGCAGATCGTTGTACACAATGGTCATAACCCACGGCGTCCAGTCCTTCAGGCTGTCGGTCCGCCAGCGAAACCGGGCCATGACCTCCTGCAGCGGCAACACTTTCAGCCTGCCCATTTGGGCGCGGGTGGGGCCGATTTTATTCAGCCGAAACAACCAAAAGACAGCGTTGACTATAAAACTCCAGATTGGCTCTTCGATACGCACCCAGAGCTTTCGAATCATGATTTGCAATGTGGTCATCCTGCCGCTCCTGTCTTTCATGTAAACGAAAAATACTTGTCGATCCTCTTAATCGTCGCCAGAAATGGAATCTCCACTTCATACGCCTTGCACTGATCCAGCAACACCTGGCTGCCGGTAAAGATCACATAATGCTGATCGCCGATGAGGCATTGAATCGTCAGGCAAATATGATTATTGAATTTGCTGGCATTCGCCCGGAATCCCGTCACCAGGATTTCCTTGTTCAGCACATCCGCAATCTTTAGCTTGCTTCCGTCCAGGGGCACATGGTCCCGGGCAAATTCACCGAACCGTTTAGGCGGCTTTTGCTTTTCCTCCATTCGATGCCAATGCCTCCATTCGTGCAAAATCAACGGCAAGCCGGAAGTTGTGCGCATTGGCCCATTTCATCCAGCCGTTGATGGATGCCACGGACCCGCGAAAATGATCTAACGTAATTTTGCCTGCGGCCAACTGCTTCGGCAGGCGGTTTAAGCGGCGGCGAATCCTGACCGACGTGGATTTTCGCAACAGAATATAATCAGGGAAATGACGATATCCCAGGAAATCAACGCCGTGCGAGACGGGAAACAAATCACACTTGCTCAACGTCAGGGCCAAATGATCGGCCAGGAACGCTTCGATAGCCCGGGCAGCCCGGTTCAACTCAGCCTTGTCGTTAGAAAACAGGCAAAAATCATCACAGTACCGGACATAATCCTTGATTCGCAGCGTCTGTTTTACAAACAGATCAAGGTCCGTCAGGTACAGATTGCCCATCCACTGGCTGGTATAGTTCCCGATGGGGACATTCTTCCCGTCGGGAACGCTGTAGATAATCTTGTGGAACAGATCGAGCGTGTCCGGGCATTTGATTTTGCGGGCAATAATCGAAAAAAGAATATCGTGATCCACGGACGGGTAGAACTTGCGGACATCCATCTTCAGGCAGTAGCGATTCCGCCGGACATACTCCATTGTTCGGCGGCTGCCGGCATGGAGCCCGCGGCCGCGGATACAGGCATAGGAATCGGAGATAAATAGACCGGTCCATATCGGTTCCACAACCTGCATGATCGCGTGGTGCACAATCCGGTCGGGTGAAAACGGCAGGATATAAATCATCCGCGGCTTAGGCTCATAGATCATCATTGTCCGATAGGGCGATGGCAAAAATGATTTTGTCGCCAACAGATCGGCAATGCGCGCCAGGTTTTCCTCTGGGGCCTCGGCAAAGCGCTGGACATCTTTTTTGCGGGACTTGCCTTTTCGCGCCTGATGCCAGGCCAGGCGAATGTTTTCCGGCTCCGCAATATGCCCATATAAATTTCCGTGTCGTTTCATCTTTTTAATGTCCCGGACGGCTTTCGCCTGCGCTACTAACCGCCCCGGACCTCCGTTATGTGTTTTGCCCCCGGTTGATCCGGAGACAGGGCCATGAAATCCAGCCAGGAGTTAGCTCAAAGATTGTAGATCCCTGTATCCGAGCCGAAGCGCGCCGAGATATTGCTATTCGTATTCGTGCGCACATTATTCGCATTACGCGACCGGGAACCGGAATTCGCAGCATTGTTCCAATTGGCACCGGCAATCAGCTTCGTCAATAATTTCATGGCCTTATTCATACGTTTCCTTGTTAATTCGGCGTCGCCGGAAAAAATCGGCGACGCGTACCGTTTACTGCGCTAACCGCTTACAGTGGCTCCGAGCCGAAGCGCGCCGAGATACTGC